AATCCCAACGATAGCCCTGACTTGCAGGCGGCCACATTAGGTGTTTTGCAGCACACCAATGCCGCCACGAATCAAGCCCAGCGACCATTGACGGCTGAGCAGGCTGGCATGCAGATCTCCAACGAGATGCGCGCCGAGAATGAAAAGCGCATGCCCAAACCGGCACCGCCAGCAACACAGCAGCAGCCAACACCAGCGCCAGCGTTCACAGAAGAAGACGTAAACGCGATGGTGGCGAAGTTGCCGCAGAATAACAATATTTCGCCAGAACAGCACAAACAATTCGCCACTAAGACGTTGACGTGGATGAAGCAGCCAGAGAATCAAGCGTTGTTGCAGGGCGCGCAAGAATACAAAGACGGCAATACTAACACGCCGGGCGCCAAACAATTTGCTGCGGCACTCGATAAACGTCGTGCTACGTTTATCGAAGAACAGATGGCGAAAGCCACCGCAGCCGATCCGACCGCGGCTTCGACCCCACAAGGTTGGGGCGGCATGCTACAGCAAGCCACGGCGGCATGGGAACAAATGCCGACCGAAATGAAATGGGTTATGGGGTTGGGGTTAGGCGGCGGTTTACTCGGCATGGCGGCGTCGATCTTTGGCGAGGGCGGCATGGGCATGGGCTTGCTGGGTATGCTGGGCCTTGGCGCCGCGGGCATGGCTGGCGCAACTCACGGCATGTTCGGGCAAGACGCGCAGAACATGGTCAACGACGGCCTGATCGGCCTTGGGCAACTTACGGGTCACGTGCCGGGCAAGACTGATTTATCGGTGTTATTGGCTAAAGACCCGGTGGCGGCCTTGCGCGCCGAGCATGGTCAAATCGGCACGCGCGAAGAGATGAAGCAAAAGTTAGACGCGGCCCGGGCCAAAGCCGAGCAACTCAAGCAGTTTGTCAGCATGCCCATGCCCGAGTCCACGAAACTGCGCATGCTGCAGAAGATCGACCCGAACATCAAGACACCAGAAGACGCGCAGCGAGCCATGGCCAACGCCAATATCTTGCTGAAAGCCTACGCGGACCCTAATAGCGACTTATCTCGAATGGTAAACAAAGCACAAACTTATGCTGACTCTAAGGGCGTGCTTGGCTGGGGCGCGGAAAACCTGCTCGCGCCGGCCGCGAATTACTGGCATAACCTGTGGCCGAAAAAAGCCCATCTAGTTATGCCCGAGGGATACACCATTGCGCATCGCATGGAGGCTGAGTTTCGCGGCATGAAGTTAGCGCGCTGCTGGGCTGGCTACGAGCCAGTGCCGGGAACAAAGAAGTACTCCGAGGGCTCGTGCCGCCCCAAAGGCAGCAAGAAGACCCAGAAAGAAATGAAATCTGGCAAGGAGCGCCACGCTGACAAGAGTTAAGCCTAAGTTACGCCAAGGAGGGCGACGCATATGCGCCGAGACAACAAGACTGTCCGAAAAGCAGCCCGGAAAGCCAAACGCAAGCAAACTCAAGAGGTTCAGTTAGAAAAGCAAGATAAAAACCAGCCAATTGAAATCGAGTGGCGCACGGACGCGCAGCGCCGGGCGTGGGACATGCTCGGAAATAACGATATTTCGTTTTTGCTGGGCTCGGCTGGTTCTGGCAAGACGTTCTTGGCCATGGCGTACGCAATCAATGAGATCCTCAATAAGCGCCGCAGCCATATTATTTTAACCCGGCCTATCGTCGAGGCCGGCGAGCGGCTTGGCTTTCTGCCCGGCTCGTTTGGCGAAAAGGTCAATCCGTACATGCAGCCGCTGTACGACACCATGGATATGCTTCTAGGCAAGTTCAGCGCCAAGCGTGAGATCGTTAATAAAGCCGTGGTCTTGGCGCCGCTGTGCTATCTCCGTGGCCGCACCTTCAATGACGCGATTTGTGTCTTAGATGAAGCCCAGAACGCCACGTACATGCAGATGAAACTTTTTCTTACGCGCTTTGGGCAGAACTCGCAAATGATCATCACTGGCGACCCGGACCAGAGCGACTTGCCATTTAGCCCCGCGCCACTGAAAGAAGTTGTCACCAAGTTACAGGGCGTGACTAATATCGCGTCACTCCAGTTTGCCCATAGTGACGTCGTTCGGCATCCCATCGTGGCGGCCGTGCTCAAAAAACTGTGAATCTGCCTTGCCCAAAATAGGGGCGCGCAGTACACTTCGCGGCATGAAAAAGATCCTGTTTTACATCCACAACGGCTGGGTGTTCGGCAAGATTCACAACGAGGCCATTAAGCACCTATGGCCTGCGTTCGCCTGTGACATTCTGGACTGGAATTACACAGGGAGCGACGACGAGTGGCGCTACTTGGCTGAAAAGTACGACTACATCGTATCGCTCCCGGCCACGTGTTTTGCCTTAGCCAACCGCGGCGTGCCCTACGAAAAACTCGTGGGGGTCATGCACTCTGACTATGACGTCTCTCGGCTCATGGCTGAAAGATACGACCCGGGGATGTTTTCACAGTTACGGGGTTTCGCGGCTATTTGCCCGTTGCTTGTGAACATATCCTTGTCGCATGGCGTGGCGCGCATTCCAGAGATTCTGCCTGTGGGCATTGAGTGCCGGAACTACCAGCGGCCCATGTCAGAGTCGGTGCAGACGCTGGGGTACATGGGCACGTATGAACGCTATGACCCCGGGTTTGATATCAAGCGCGGCTGCTTGGCTAAAACAGTGGCCGAAAAAGCCGGGATGCAGTTCTATCGGCGCCAAGACCTTCATTTCTTGTCAATTGAAATGGCGTACAAGCCCATCGACGTGCTGATCTTTTGCTCGTTGACCGAGGGAAACCCCTATGTTGCCCTTGAGGCTATTGCGGCTGGTATTCCCGTCTTGGGCACGGCTGTCGGCTTGTTTCCAAGTATCGCGAAGACTGGCGCCGGGGCTGTGCTGCCATTTGAAGAAAACGCCCTCGTAGCGCAGGCTGTTGAAGTTTTACAGGCTTTACAAACGCACGGTGGTTTGTATAAACGAATGCATGACGCAGCCTTAGCGGCAAGCCAAAAATACGACTGGGCTGTGGTCAAAGATCGGTGGATTGAATTCTTCTCATCTTTATAACGGAGGTTGGTATGGCAGGGACGCCAATGACATTGCCGCAGATAATCAGGCTGTTGGAACAAGATCTTCGCAACGAGTGGAAGCACATGAATTTCTACTTGTACCACGCGAGTGCTATTACGGGCTTGCACGCTGAGGAATACAAAGAAGTATTTCTCAAAGAGGCGGCTAGCGAGATGCAGCACGTCACGGAATTCTCGGACATGTTGTGGGGTCTGGGCGGAAAACCAGACGTGTCTGCGCACGACTTCCCGCGGTTTACCGACGTCCGCGAGGCGTTGCAGTACGCGTATACCATGGAGCAAGAAGTCGTGCGTAATTACGCCGAACGTCTGAACCAACTGCTGGACGTGACTGTTGAGCCAGAAGCCACGTGGCTGACGGTGTTCTTGGAAGACCAGTTAGCCCACAGCCGGGCCGACGTTGACCGCTTCAAACGGCTCTTGGCCTGAACACGCGGGAGAGTTGTGGCATGGTGGCCACGCGAAGAACTCGCATGGACGTGACGCCACAAGACGCGGACTTCATCGTCGATCCGCGTCCGTACTTTCTTGAATAGCCAAAGTACCGAGTGTTGGTCGCAGGGTTTTAAACGAGTCAAGCGCCTCCTTCGCCCCTCCGGAACACGAGCACAAACAGAGCACGAGCGGTTCTGTTGCCAACACTCAGCCCGCGTTTGAGATAAACATGCCCTACAAACCAAAAATAATGCTGTACGGCATGGGGGACTGGTCCCACGCCCGTGTCTACACTGATATCGTCAATACGTTCTCTGACGACTTTGCTTTTGACTACATCAATTGGTGGCAGCACGGCGCGGATTTGCCGTGGGACGACTTCGCCAAAGTCTATGACATCATTTTGATTGACATGAACACGGTGCTGGAGCATCTCGACACGATGTTCGCCAGCGACGAATTGCGCGCCAAGATTCTTCCCGTAATTCACGGCCCGCAGCAGGTGGCTGACTATACGTTTCAAAACAAGACCACCCGGCTAAATCAGTATCGCAAAAATAGCACCCTGCTCCGCGACGACATGCTCTTGTTCAAACTGCACGCCTGTGTTTCGCCGAATACCGTGCACGCGGTCTCTGCCGCTGCGCCAGAACTCCAGTCCCGCCTGCGGCTCACAGAGTTAGGTGCTGCGCCACATAATTTCCCGCAGTCGACGTTTGAGCGAAAGAAACTCCGCCAACTGGGCTACTTCACGCACATCGACTCTACAAACGGGCAAGGCATGGACACCAAGCGGGGTCACTTGGCACAGCGAGTCAGTCTTGCCACGGGTGTCCCGCTGTTAGTTCAAAACAACACGACGTTTCGCGTCATGGATCTTTGGTACCAGCAAGTCGACGTGTACCTCATGACCTCTATTTATGAAGCCGGCCCGTTGCCCTTATTGGAAGCCGGCGTGTGTGGTATTCCCGTAATCGCGTCGCCAGCGGGTTTGGCCCCGCAGGTGCTACAAAACGGTGGCGGCGTGCTAACCGAGACGTTCGACGAGACTGAGTATGTCACGACGGCAGTGCACACGGTGAACTACTGGAAAAAAGATCCCGTGGCGCTGGCGCAGGCATCCAAGGCTATTCGCGCGAACATGCTGGCGCGCCATACGTGGGAAAAAGTGCGCCCCCAGTGGCGACAGGTTTTTGACGAGTTTATAGCCTCACATCCGTAATACCGCATGCACTACACCTACGTTGACATCGGCACGGCGGACTTTGATACCGCCATGGACGTCAAGCGGCCCGAAGACGCAGTATTGCTCGTTGAGCCGCTGTTTGAATACCTTGCGCGGCTGCCCAACGGCCCTAATGTCTTCAAGGCTAACTTTGCGGTCTCTAATGAGCGCAGCATGGCGCGTATTTATTACGTGCCGCCCGAAAAGATTATAGAGTACAACTTGCCCGACTGGGTGCGCGGCTGTAACTCGTTCAATAAAGTGCACCCAACAATTACGCGCTTATTGAACAGCCGACCTGAACTTATGGCCTTGACGAAACTTGTGGCTGTATGTCATGTTCGCGTGATCACGTTTGACGATCTGGTTGACCTCTACGATATTTCCAGCCTCACGCACCTAAAGATCGACACCGAAGGCCACGACCACGCCATCTTGTTTAGTGTGCTGGAAGTCATGCACAAACGGCGGTTGTTCCCAGACACCCTTACGTTCGAGTACCAACCACAGGATCAATTCGGTACGAACATCTTGCTCGATGAACTCGTCGCACGCTTCGCGCTGCTTGGCTATGCGCGCGGCCCCCAGCATGGCGATAACGTCACACTTACCCGGCAGAGTCTCAATTATGCCTGACGCAGACTTTCACGACCAGTTAAACCAACTCGTGCGCGAACTGGCTGCCGCCCAAGAACGCCGGCGGCTGGAACAGCAAGGCAAGTTCTTTATTGCCGCGCTGAAAACCCTTATGGTGTGGTTCTTGGTAGTGCTCGTGCTGTTTTTTGGCCACCGGTTATTCATGCTGGATTGGCTGTTCTACAAGCAGGTCTTTATGACTATTAATATGCTCGCCGTAGGACTTGGCGGCATGGTTTTTGTTGCGTGGGTTGTTACGGGTGGCGCGTTTTTCACAATCATGGCTGATGAGTTCAAACCGCTACCCAAAGGCTATTACAGAAAATAGCCGGCACGGACGCCGCTGGAGATTCGCATGGACGCGAAGAAAAAGACAACATTTAGCCTGTCATCCCGCATGGTGCGTACGGTGGCTGGCTTTCAAGCCCCCGCGCCGCCGCAGCCCAAGACGCTGCACACCGCACCGCTCTCGACACGGGCCGCCGGGACTATTGGCGAGATGATGGCGGCTATTGAGATGCTGCGGCATGGCATCGTGTGCTGCGAGCCGGTGCTGGATATCGGCGTGGACATGATGACGTTTTTTGGCACCGTGATGAAGCGCGTGCAAATCAAATCCCAACTGGCGGACGAAAAGACACCGGGGAAACTCACGTTCTGCGTGACCAAGCGCAAATCCGGCATGCAGCGCAATGGCATTTATATGCCCGCTCCGGCTGTGTCGTATGCCGACGGCGAAGTCGACGCTTTTGTATTCGTTCATACTGAGTTGCGCCGGTTTTATGTCGTACCCGCCAGCGAAGTTGTGAACAAATACAAGATGACGTTTAATCTAGACAGCAAGTGGGCCGATGCGTGGTATATTCTGCAAACTCCGGAGACAAACAATGACGCCTGACAACCTTGACCATCTTGATCACGAAGACGACGAATATGCCGGCTCGCGCTTTGACTTAGAGCAGGCAATCATGGCTTGCTGGACTACCGGCGACGATCTTGAGTTAATTGCGCGGCATGTGGCTGACGTGGGCGCAGAACTTCCGGCACCAGCCCTCGACAAGATCATGAACATGCTCATTGGCTTAAAAGACATGCACGACCTGCGCTGCTCCAAGGCCATGGATGTCTTTAGCGAGATGATCGAAGCCGGCGACGTGTATTAGGTCTTTTGGCTATGACGCCGCACCGCCTGACGTTGATCTCCATAGACTTCGACCGGACGTTCACCAGCGACGTCGAGTTCTGGCGTTTTTTTATCTATCAGGCGTGGCGTCGAGGGCATGAGATTCTTTGTGTGACTGGCCGGACGGATACGCCCTACAGTCGCAAAGAATTAAACGCTGTCTTCGGGGCCAGCACGCGTAGCCGGCTCAAAGACATAGTCTTCTGCGACCACGCGCCTAAGCGTGCCCGGACGTTAGCGCTGGGCTATAAAGTAGACATTTGGATCGACGATTTACCGGAAGGCGTCGGCGCGACAGATGCCAGCGTGTTCCGTAAACTTGAAGACTTGTTTCCGGTGTGTGAGACATTGCCTGTATTTACTCCCAAAGCCGTGCATCCAGTAAAACTCTGGCTGCCGCCCACTTTTGAAGAGGTGCTCTATGCCCAAGAAAGCCCGCAAGAAAGACAAGAAAGCCAGCGTCCGCAAGACCAAAGCGAATGCGCCTACGCCATTTGACCTGCTGCACCTCACGGTAGAGTTCTTAAAAGCGCGTATTGCTACGCTGGAGGCTAAAATCACCGCCATCGAGAAAGACAACCGCGTCAAACCGTTTAACGGCCCCGATAAAACATACTGGCCGTGCGTGCCAACTACGCCATTTGGCCCCGCGTGGACCAGCGATAACACCATGACGGTGCCTTTAGTAGACCCGCCAAAAAACACCACAGTTACGCCTATCCCGCGGTACAAACCATCAGAGGTAGTCGGGCCGGGGCGAAATACTTTAAAATAAGTGTCCGATGTATACCGTGAGTATATTCCTGACTAGTTTTGTAATGTGCGGGCTTATCTGCCTTGTGCTGGGCTACATCGCCGGGCGCGTGGATAGGTTGAGCCACACGTTGCAAAACCAGCCTGTGACGCCCGCGTGGCTGCCCCAAACCAAGACTAGAGCCCAGCCCGAACAATTGGCAGCAAATAAACCCAAGATTGAGATCGAGACCAGCAAAGTTGTCACAAAAGTCGACACCAGCGCTATTCAAAAACCAGAAAACGTAACATTAGGCACCGTGACGACCAAGCAGGAAAACATTAACGGCTCGGCGTCTCGGCTCGCGCAACTGAAAGGCAAATAACATGAACGCATTTACATTTGGTCAATACGTCAAACAGGCTTTGCAGCCCGCACCTACTTCTGCGCCTGCTCCGGCCTTGTCACCGGCTCAGCAACTTGCAGCCCGCCGCGTGGCCGAAGCAAAAGCCATGGCCGCAAAAGTTCGCGGCGCTAGCGGCGTGCCAAATGCTACTGGCAACGGCGCACATCAATGGAGCGGCAGGATTGGTCCGGGTGGCGCTGTGTCGGGCGCCAGATATAGCGGCCCTGCTCCTGCTCCTGCATCTGCGCCGGTTCCCGCACTGCCAAAACGGTAATAGCCCGCATCTTATTCGGAGATTATTATGCCCAAAGGTCTAGACGTCGGTACTTCGTTCATCGTCCAAGCGAGCGAGCAGAACAACGAGACCGTGTACCGGGATTTCCGGGACGCGTTCTTTATCATTAAGCCCAGCACGCCTGTGGCCGCCAAGATGATCGACAAGGGCCTGCAAGGCAAAGTCTTCGTCAAAGACGCTGACGGCACGTTCATCGTGCTCGGCCAAGACGCTATTGAGAAAGCCTTGGAGCGCAATTCCTCGGTACAACGTCCCATGCACCGTGGAATTGTCAACGCCAAAGAGAAAGAAGCCCGGCGCGTGCTGGCTTTTATTCTCAAGGAAGTCGTGGGTTTAGCCGATGAGCCCGGCGAAGAACTAGTCTTTTGCGTTCCGGCGCAGCCTGTGGACCAAGAAGACGAAGACTTTGACGTGGGCTATCACGAAGATGTGATCAAGACAGTCTTGGCTGAGAATAACTACAGCGCGCGGGCCATCAACGAAGCCGAAGCCCTGTGCTACTCGGAGTTAGAGCACGACGAATACACCGGCATTGCGCTGTCATGGGGCGCCGGCATGGTGAACTGCTGCGTGATGCTCAACGGCGAGCCGACCGTGGTGTTCTCCACGACTAAGTCGGGCGACTGGGTCGATAGAATGGCTGCTGCGGCTACGGGCGAGGCTGACTCGGTTGTGCAGGCTGAGAAAGAGCAGGGGAACTTCGTCATTGGCGAGCAGCAAGAGAATCAGATCTTGGCCGCCGTGAGTTCCTACTACGAGCGTCTGATTGACTACACGACCAAGCAACTCACCGCGGCGCTCACGAATCACAAAGCCCTGCCCAAGTTCAAAGAGCCCTTGGCTATTGTCGTGGCGGGCGGGACGTCACAGGCCCAAGGCTTCGTTGAGTACTTTAAGTACAAATTAGTGGACAATAATTTTCCACTGCCCATCAAAGAAGTCCGGCACGCAAAAGACCCGCTGCATGCCGTGGCGCGTGGCTGCCTCATCGCCGCCAAGATTCTCTAAGCGCAACCGTGGACACGTTCGACGCCCCTCGGTACGATACGAACCGAAGGATCGACACGTAATCGCAAGGATGTGTTTATGGGCCAGCGTAGTAAATTTGATGGAATTATCATTGCGCACCTTGGAAACATTAACGGGCCCTCAGAACACGCCAACAAACTCGCCTACGTCGAAAAAGCCCTCAAAGCCGGCTGGCATGTCTGTGTCGATGTCGTGTTCCACTGCGGCGCTTTTATCCTCCCCTACGACGGCGGATTCAGCACTATACAAGGGGCGTTTCTGTCCAAGCAGCGCGTCTGGTCCCGCGCCCACGACCCAGACACGCTCGACGCCCTCTGCAACGTAAATGCGCACGTGTTTTTAGACACGTCTGGGCTGGCTCTTACCAGCGCGCAATTTGTCTGGACGCTGCCCGGAAATCCGCTAACACCTCGGTCAATTGCCGTGTTTCCAGAAACCACAGAATCCAGTTGGCTAGAAAACGCTGAACCGGCCGGGATTTGCAGCGACATTCCCGCGCAGTACGTCTAAGATCTAGTTGTTCTTTGACAATCTGTATATGGCAGCGTGTCGCATTATATTTGCGGCAAATAACCTGATAAAATCGGGGTGTGCCAGAAGTTAATCGTGGTGGCCGATTGGTTAGGGCGGACAGATCGGCATGGATGTCGGTCTGGTCGCATGGTTCCGTGGTCAGGTACAGTCGTGAACACGGTCGGAGGTGCAGCGAATGCCACACAAGGCA